TTTAGCTCCAACCGTTACTAAATATTTAGCTAATTCAGCGGGTGCTAAGATTGTAAGAGTACTTGGATTAGAAGGTTGGACTTCAAATAATGATGTTTTAGAATTAGTTTTATCTAGTTCAGAGGGTGTACAAAAAGATGCATTAGTTTTAGCTAAAGTAGAAGGATTTACTGGTTCATTGGCAGATGTAACAATTACATATAATTCATCATCTGGTCAAATTGAAATGGAATCAGCTGCTTACGGTGCAGTAACAGCATCATTAGATCCATCTTCACAAAATTATGTAGAAAAAGTTTTTGGAACAGACCCAACATTAACTAATGGTTCAGGTTTAGCTTCAAAAGTTTATCTATATAAAAACTTCAAAACATTCCAAACAACATATTTCAGTGGTTCTAATGTTACTTTAACAACCGGATCAAATAATACTTTAGATTTCTCTGGTGATTGGGCACAATATTCACACGCTACAACTCCTTGGATAACATCACAATTAATTGGTGGTGAAGCATATAATTTATTCCAATTTGCTACTATTGATGATGGTACAAGTGCTAATAAATTATATAAAGTTGTTATAGATTCAATTAATATTAGTAATGATGAAGATGTATATAGCACTTTTAATGTTTTAGTTTATGATTTTGTAACTGGAAACATTCTAGAATCATATACTAATCTTAATCTAGATCCCGAAAGCTCAAACTATATTCTTAATAGAATAGGAGATCAAGTTCTAACAATTGATTCTGATGGTAGTATTCAAACAAGTGGTGATTATCTAAATAAATCTCAATATATTAGAGTTATTGCATCCCCGGGTTTAGATAAACTACCTTATAATATAGTTCCGTTTGGACATACACAATATAAAAATGCAATTGCAGGTAATCTTTGTCCAACTCCTACATTTAAATTATATCAAGGTGATGCTACTACTTATGATGCAACAGAAGCTTGGGGTATTGATTTTACAATTAATGATAATAAAGAATTGTTTGCTCCAATACCATCTGGTTCTTCTTTAATTGGAAGTTCATTACAATTAAGTAATTTACAAGCTCATCCAGAAACTGACTATTCAGGTTCTTATTTATATGAAACAACCGTTCCTAATGAAATGAGAAAATTTGAAGTTGGATTCCAGGGTGGTTGGGATGGTATTGCTCCTAATAAAGAAAAATATTATGGAAGTGATATTATTGCTACTAACGTATTTGGATATGATTGTTCAACAGCATCTTCTAACGGTACAATAGCTTTCAAAAAAGCTATTAATGCTTTAGCTAATAAAGATGAACATGATATTAACTTATTATCTATCCCTGGATTATTACATGGAACTCATACTCCTGTAACATCTCACGCAATGTTAGTTGCTCAACAAAGAGGTGATGTATTTTATGTTTATGATTCTTGTAAATTAGGTGATTCAATTTCTACTGCAATTTCTAATGTTGAATCGGTTGATAATAATTACGTAGCTACATATTACCCATGGGTTAAAATATCATCTGTTATTAATGGTAAAATTAAAAATATGTGGGTACCACCCTCTGTTGTTATTCCATCGGTACTTTCTTTTAGTGATACTATTTCAGCAGAATGGTTTGCACCAGCGGGTCTTAATAGAGGCGGTTTAGATGTAGTTGATGTTAAAAAAGTACTTTCACAATCACAAAGAGATACTTTGTATGAAGGAAGAATTAATCCTATAGCTAAATTTCCTGCTCAAGGAATTTCAGTTTGGGGTCAAAAAACTTCTCAAAAGAAAGCATCTTCTCTTGATAGAATTAATGTTCGTAGATTATTAATTCATTCTAAGAAATTTGTTCAAAAAACCGGTAAATATATTGTATTTGATCCGAATACCGTTCAAACAAGAAATGCATTTTTAGCTATTGTTAATCCGTTCTTTGAAAACATAAAGAGTAGACAAGGACTTTATGATTTTAGAGTTATAATGGATGAAAGTATTAATACTCCTGATGTGATTGATAGAAATATGATAAAGGGTAAAGTATTTCTTCAACCAACACGAGCTGGAGAATTTATTGAAGTTGAATTCAATCTACAACCAACTGGTGTTACATTTGAATAAATTAAATTAATTTATTTAATTAAAAGGCCTCATATGAGGCCTTTTTTTTGAAATATATATTATATATATTATAATAATATCAATAGTATTAAAGGTATATACCAATGAAAAAACAAGATTTAATAAATTATATTAATAAAAATATATATTCCATTCATAAAGTAATGAAAAGAGATTATCCGAATCTTTTTAATAAAATTAATAAAATAGATGCAAAAAGTTTTCGCGAACGGTGTTTTATTTATGTTTATGGATATATGGGATATGATCCATTTATTAATAAACCTACTAAATTTATATCATTTAAAAATGGTTATGCTAAATATTATTCTAATAAATCACAAGGATTGAATAAAGATCAATATAAAAAAAGAAATAAAAAATCTAAACAAACTCTTATAAAAAAATATGGTGTTGATCATCCTAGTAAAATGAAAGATCATATTAAAAAAGTTAAACAAACTAAAAAAGAAAGATATGGTGATGAGAATTTTGTTAATATAGAAAAAGCTAAACAAACTAAATTAGATAAGTATGGTGATGAGAATTTTGTTAATATAGAAAAAGCTAAACAAACTAAAAAAGAAAGATATGGTAATAAAAATTGGAATAATAGAGAAAAAGCAATTAATACAATGATTAATCATTATGGAACTCCATATTATACTGGACTAAAAGAAAAAACATCTAAATTAGCAAATGATGGTACTATAGGATTTAAATCAAAAAAATATAAGGAATATTTAGTTAAAAACAATATAACTAATATATCACAATTAGAATCAGTTAAAGAAAAAAAATATAATAAAAAATTACAAAATACATATAAAAATATTTTAGAAAATTATTCAGAATTTATTGAACCGCTATTTACTTTAGATGAATTTAATGGTGGTGGATATAATAATTTATATTCCTTTAAATGTACTAAATGTGGTAATGAATTTAAACATTGGATAGCAAATGGTATAATACCAAGATGTGACGTATGTTATCCTAAATATCCTAAACATTCTAAATATGAGAATGAAATTAAAGAATTTTTATTAAAATATTTAAATGAATCAGAAATTATAATTAATGATAGATCTGTTATTACACCTAAAGAATTAGATGTATATATTCCTTCTAAAAAATTAGCAATTGAATTCAATGATATATATTGGCATAGTGAACTAAATGGTAAATATCCAAGTTATCATTTAGAAAAAACTGAACTATGTGAATCTAAAGGAATTAAATTATTGCAAATATTTGAAAGTGAATGGATTTATAAATCACATATAGTTAAAAATATAATTAAACAACATATTAATGATAATATGAATGAAACTATTTATGCTAGAAAATGTAATATTAAACAAATAAATAATAATATAAAAAATGAATTTTTAGAAAAGAATCATTTACAGGGTAAAGATAATAGTAGTATTAAATATGGATTGTTTTATAATGATGAATTAATATCTGTTATGACATTTAGTAAAGCAAGATTTAATAAAAATATAGAATGGGAAATATATAGATATTCAACTAAATTAGGATATAATATAGTTGGTGGTGCTTCAAAACTATTTAATCATTTTATTAAAGATTATAATCCAAGTCAATAATTACATATTCTGATAGAAGATATTTTAATGGTAATGTTTATAAACAATTAGGATTTAATTTTATAGAAAATACTCAACCTAACTATTTTTATTTTAATAAAAACTCTAATTATATTTTAGAAAATAGAATTAAATATCAAAAATTTAAATTAAAAAATATTTTACCTAAATATGATGATAAACTAACAGAGTGGGAAAATATGCAATTGAATGATTATAATAGAATATGGGATTGTGGTAATAAAAAATTTATATGGAATAATTAGTACTAGACATGTCTTTATTTTTTTCTTCAAAAAAATTCATTTTTTTCAAAAGCTATATATTTATTAATAATAATGCTGTAAAATATATTTTTAATAGGAGAAGGTAGAGATGCCAGGAATTTTAGAAGATAATCAAATGTTTTATCAAGAATGGGAACCAAAACAAACACATCGTTTTATGATGTTTATAAATGATATTCCATCTTATATAGTTAAAGCAACTGATAGACCAAAATTACAAATAAGTGAAACTGAACATGCTCATATTAATGTTACTCGTTATGTTGCTTCAAAAGGAAAATGGGATCCTATCTCTGTAACACTTTATGATCCTATTGATAATTCCGGAACACAGGCTGTTATGAATTGGGTTCGTTCATGTTTTGAATCTGCTACTGGTAGAATGGGTTATTCTAATTTTTATAAAAAAGAAATTAAATTAAATGCATTAGGTCCCGCTGGTGATATTGTTGAGGAATGGATTCTTAAAGGTGCTTGGATAACCAATCCGGATTTTGGTGCACTTAACTGGGAAGATGAAGGACAAAAAGTTGAAATTATACTTAATATTAGATTTGATTATGCTGTACTCAACTTTTGATTTTTAATTTAAGAAATTCTTAATCAAAACATAAATTTACGAATAATTCCTTATATTTATAATTAACATTATGATATAAGGAATTTTTTTATGTCCGAAAATAAATTTAAATGCAAACATTGCTCAAAACAATTTAATTCTTTCGATTCCTTATCTCGTCATTCTTCCAGAACTCATAATATAAAACGCGAAGAGCTCTATACTGAAATATATTTAAACGGTAAAAAACCAACTTGTGCATGTGGTTGTGGAGAACCAACTAAATTTCATACAACTGAAGGGTTTGGAAAATATTTAAGAGGTCATGTATCTAGAGTAAATAATAATTGGGGTCATAATCAAGCAGCAAAAGATAAAAGTGCTGAAACACGTCGACGACAATATAAAAATGGTGAAAGAGAAGTATGGAATAAAGGTTTAACAAAAGATGATTCTGATGCGTTAAAAGCTATATCAGAAAAAATGAAAAAAGAAAATAATCCAAAAAGAGCTAAACAAATTAGTAAATCATTAAAGGGTAGAAAACATTCTAAAGAACATAGAGAAAACCACAAAAAATCTGTAGCTAAGTATTGGGCTAAACAAGAAAATAGAGATGCTGCTAGAGAAAGAAGATCTAAATATAAACTTAATAATAAATCAAAATTAGAAATTAAATTTGAAAAAATGTTAAAAGCTTTTAATTTCAAATTTAATTATCAATTTTTGTTTAAAAGTCATAGATTTGATTTTTATTTACCAGATTATAACATATTAATTGAGGTTGACGGTGATTGGTGGCACTGTAATCCTAAAAAATATAAACCTATTCATGAATCACAATTAGCAACTATAAAAAACGATAAAAAGAAAAACCAAATAGCTAAAGACAATAACTATAAATTAATTAGATTTTGGGAAGATGATATTAATAATAATATAGATTATGTTATTAAAATATTATTAGAAATTAAATCAAATTAGATTTTAGCCTTATAAGGCTTTTTTTATGAGTTTTTTTTAAAAGAATATATTTATTAATAAATATAATATAAGTATATAAAAAATGACTAGAAAAGAATTAAAAAATCTTATTAGAGAAGAGCTAAATCATTTTGAATTAAAAGTTGGTATTGCGGTTGAAATGGAACATACTAATAATCCAAAAGAAGCTAAAAAAATTGCAATAGATCATCTTAAAGAAGACCCAAATTATTATACTAAATTATATAAAGCTGGATTGGTAGATGAACCTAATGCAAAAAAATTAGCTAATAAATATTTTTTTTAAAAATGAAAATATATTAAAAGAATCTTATGATATTAATAAATTAATTAAATATTTAGAAAGAAATGTAAATGATATAAAAGAAGCTATAGAAAATAAAAATCTTACAGAAAAAAGAATGAATTATTATATTAAAGAAATAATATTTAGTTTAAAAAATATAAAAAAACAATTATAAAGTTATTATAAATAAATAAGTTATTTAAAATAAAATAAAAGGATGTATTATGTACCCAACAGAAACTATTGAATTACCTTCAAAGGGGTTATTCTATGAAGAATCAAATCCACTTTCAAGTGGAAAGGTTGAATTAATTCAACCAACTGCTAAACATGAAGATATATTAACTTCTAGAAATCTTATTAGTAAAGGTATTGTTATTGACGAATTATTAAAAGAATTATTGGTTAATAAAGATATTAATTATGATACTCTTCTTAGTTTAGATAAAAGTGCTATTATAATTGCTGCTAGAATTCTTTTATATGGTAGTAAATATGAAGCTAAAACAAATTGTTCTGCATGTGGTGAAACAAATTTAATGGAAATTAATTTAACGGATTTAGAAGTTAAAGAAGTAGATATGACATCTTTCACTCCTGGTATAAATGAATTTGAATTCGAATTACCAATATCTAAAAGCAAAATTAAATTTAAACTATTAACTGTTGCAGATGAATTATCAATATCAAAAGATATTAAATTAATGAAAAAGAATTTTGTTAAAAGAGATGCTGAAGTAACAACTAGATTATCTTATATAATTACTAATTATGATGGTGAATTATCTAGACAAAAAATAAAACAAAAAGTAAGAGATGAAATGAATACACAAGATGTAGCTGCATTTAAAAGTCATCTTGCTAAAAATTTTCCTGGTATAGATGATAAAGTTTTGTTTGAATGTAATTTCTGTGAACATTCTGAAGCTATTACATTACCAATGGATGTTAACTTTTTTTGGCCTAGCTCCCGAGAATAAAAAAGATATATTAAAATCTGTATTTGAATTAGCATATTTCTCTAAAGGGAGTATTAGTATAGAGCAGGCATATAATCTTCCTACTGGATATAGAAGATTTTATTCCCATTTACTAGAAGAAAGAATTAAAAAAGAAAATGAAAAAGCACAGTCTGGTGTTAATACTAAAAAACCGCCTTTAATGCCTAAACCTAAGACGTAAAATTAAAAATATGTATATTTATTAATAATATACTATTTAAATTAGGAATCCCAATTAAATGAAAAAACTTAAACATTTAATGAATGAAGGTATTATAGATTTTATAGCTAAAATTTTAGCAAAACCATCTGCTAATAAAAAGTGGAAAGAATTACAAAATGATCCGGAACTTAAAAAATATTATAAAACTATAGAAACCACACAAAAGAATATTGATAAAATTAAATCGGATTTAGAATCAGATCCTAAATTAGCTAAATACTTTAAGGACATGGGAGTTAAATTGGATTAATGAATGAAGAATTAAAATACATACAAGATTCTTTAAAAGAAGTTGTTTCTACAATACAAGACCAAATAGATTCATTAGATTATGGGGGTCTTAAAGAATCTATTGGTGATATCGCGACCCTTAAAAAAATTATAAGTGAAACAAATTTTACTGGTTTCGAGAGTGGTATACAAAAAGTTGGTAAAGTTATAGAATTTGTTAGTAATAGAATTAATAATGTATTAGCTAATGAAGAAATACATTTAAGAAACGTAGATTTATTAAATAATGTTTCTAATGATCTAGAAAATAAGTTTGATTCTATATCTGAAAAAATATTAGATGTTATTGGAAAAATACCTTTAGTTGGTAATATATTAAAAGAATCATTACAAAATAGTTTTGATAATATTAAACAGGGTTTGGTTGAAGGATTGACTGCCGCGGCTGCTACTGGTGCTTTAACTAATCAAAACTTATTAAAAATGTTTACAGATACTTTTTCTGCTATCGGTAATATGATTACTCAAACATTTAAAACCGTTTTATTAAATCCTACTATCTTATTAATAGGAATATTAGCAGCTGGTGTTGCATTATTAGTCTCACAGTTTAATAAATTTGAAGGTGCTGCTGCAGATTTTAGAAAAGAATTTGGATTAACAATTGATCAGGCAAAAGAACTAAGAGGAATTGCTGAAAGAACATATATAAACCTAGCTGCTTATGGTGTTTCTTTAGAAGATTCATATAAAGCTGCTGGAGCTTTAACCTCTGAATTTGGTAATACACAGTTGGTTTCTGAAAGTTTAGTTAGAGGAGTTGCTTTATTAAATTCTAGATTAGGTGTTGGGCAAGATAATGCTGCCGGTATGTTACATGTATTAACTGCTATTGGCGGAGCTACTGATCAATCTGCTGTTAATTTAGCTGGTGTTGCTAGTCAAATGGCACGTGCTGCTGGAGTGCCATTGGATAAAGTCGCGGCTGATATTGCTGGATCATCTGAATTTATAGCTACATATTTTAGAGGAGCAAAAGAACAAATTATTGAAGCTGCTATTGGAGCCGCTAGATTGGGTACTTCATTATCATCTATAGAAAAATCTGTAGAATCTGTTTTAGATTTTCAATCTTCTATTACAAATGAAATGAAAGCATCTGCTCTATTAGGACAGAGAATTGGTTTAAGTAGACTAAGACAATTAGGCTATACTGGAGATATGATTGGTTATCAAAAAGAATTATTAAATCAAATGAATCAAATTG